CGACACGGATGTCATCCACCCCATTGTCAAGCGGCAGTTCCTGTATAACATGCGCTACGACCCGGACGAGTCTATCAAGGGCGACGTGGAGATTGTGCCGCGCGGTGCGATCAACCTCGCGGTCAAGGAGACCGTCAACGTGCGCCGCGTGGAGTTCCTCAACGCGACCGCGAACCCCATCGACGCCGAGATCATCGGGCCGGACGGCCGCGCAGCGATCCTGCGCGAAGTGGCCAAGGGGCTGCAGATGCCGGTCGACGACATCGTTCCATCCCGGGAAAAGATGTCCTACGAACAGAAGCAGGCCGCTCAGGCCATGGCCGCACAGGCCATGCAGGGCGGACAGCAGGGCGGTGCGCCAGCGCCTACCTTCCCCGGCGGGATGCCGATGGGCGGGCAGCAGGCTAACACCGTGATGAATCGCAACACTGGGGGTGCAGGATGAAGCGCCCTGACCCCAAGGTAGTCAAGGCTCTCGCTCTGACGACGCGCCAGTTCCCGGAGGTCCTGCAGTGGATCGAAGGCTGGTATCGCCAAGAGCTCGAGCTCCTACCCAGTGTTGGCCAGAACGTGGCACTCGCACAGGGGCGGTGTCAGGTCCTGAAAGAGCTTCATGACCTCATGAAAAAGTCCCCTGATTACGCAGCACAGCCGGCCAAGGCCGCTGCGGCAGACGCATACCGGTAAGGAGCGTTCACTATGGCACTACCAGCACAGGTTCGGAAACAATCTGAGGCCGTAAACAAACTGTACGAAGAGCTCAATGCAGACGCTGCCCAAGGCAAAGGGGCCGAGGTGACTGCGACTGACGAGGCTGTCGAGACGGTTTCTGCGGCTGATGAAGCGCCCGGACAGGAATCCGCGCCCAAGGCACAAGAGCGGCCTTCGGGCGACAAGGCGGAAGAAACCTTTGAGCAGAAGTACCGGTCCTTGCAGGGCAAGTACAACGCCGAGGTGCCCCGGCTCCACGCAGATCGGCGGGAGCTTACCAACCGTGTTCAGCAGCTCGAACAGCTGATCGCCTCGATGAATGCCGCCCCTGTCAAGGCACAGGAGCCGGCACAGAAGCTCATCACCGAGCAGGATATCGAGGACTACGGCGATTCCATCGACGTCATGCGGCGTGTGTTCCGCGAAGAGATGTCGTCCAAGGACGCCGAGATCAGTGACCTGCGGAATTTGGTCCGGCAGCTGCAGGGGACCGTGGTCCCGCAAGTGCAGCAGCTCTCGCAGAGCCATGCCGTGTCCAACGAACAGCGGTTCTGGGCGGACCTTCAGGCGGCCGTACCTGACTGGCAGGACGTCAACGCCAACCGGGAGTTCCAAGCATGGCTCCTCGAGGCTGATCCGCTCACGGGCATCCCGCGCCAGACCTATCTCGATGACGCTCAGCGGAATCTGGATGCTCGGCGCGTGGTCAATTTCTTCGCGGCTTGGAAGGGTATGACTGGTGGTCAGCAGGCTCGCCCCACGCGGGGGCCTCAGTCCGCTTCGGAGTTGGAACGTCAGGTAGCACCGGGCAAAGGCCGGTCTGGCGGTGCCAAACCCCAAGGCGAGGCGAAGACCTACAGCTCCGACGACATCAAGAGGTTCTTCTCTGATGTCCAGAAGGGGAAGTACAAGGGTCGGGAAGCTGAGCGCGACCGCATTGAACGCGACATTTTCGCTGCGCAGCGGGAAGGTCGCATCGTAACCGCATGAGCTAAGGAGACATCACATGTCTTTCCCCGTCGCCGGTGGCCGCCCGAACTATAGCGGCAACTTCATCCCGGAAATCTGGTCCGGTAAACTGATCGAGAACTTCTACGACGCCACTGTGCTCGCAGCGATCTCGAACACCGACTACGAAGGCGAAATCCGCAACATGGGCGATACGGTCAACATCCGTACCACCCCGGAGATCACCATTCGTGACTACGTCAAGGGTCAGACCCTGACGGTTGAGAACCCCGACAAGCCGAAGCTGCAGCTTGTCATCGACAAGGGTGAGTACTTCGCCTGCGTCGAGGACGATGTGGACAAGGTCCAGTCGGACATCAACCTGATGGACACTTGGTCGAAGGACGCTTCCGAGCGTATGAAGATCAAGATCGACCAGCGCGTGCTGACCGACCTGCTGCCCGACATCGCGGCAACCAACAAGGGTGCAACGGCTGGTGAGCAGTCGGCCTCGTTCGACCTCGGCACCACCGGCGCTCCGCTGGTCGTCACCAAGGACGGCGCGGGCGGCACCACTGCGGTTGTCGATCTGATCGTCGACATGGGCACCGTCCTCGACGAAGCAAACGCTCCGGAAGCCGACCGCTTTCTGGTGATCCCGGCCAAGATGGCTGGTCTCATCAAGAAGTCGGAGCTGAAGGATGCTTCGCTGACCGGTGACGGTACTTCGGTGGTCCGCAACGGTCGCCTCGGCATGATCGACCGCTTCACCATCTACGTGTCGCACAACCTGTATGTCGACTCGGGCAAGTACAGCATCATCGCCGGCCACAAGATGGGCTTCACCTTCGCATCGCAGATGACGGAGATGGAGTCGCTTCGCGCGGAGTCGACCTTCGGCAACATCATTCGCGGCCTTCAGGTCTATGGGTACAAGGTTGTGAAGCCTGAAGCCCTGACCCAAGCCGTTATTTCGTTCTCGTAAGGGGGGCAGGTAGATGACTGCTTACACTGACAGCCTTGGCTTCAACAAAGGCACCGCTGACGCGTACCTCGCCTCGGGCGCTGACCACCTGACGGTCATGTCCGTGGAGCTGGACTTCGCAGACATCATTGCAGCCCGTTCGGCGGCTGGGGTTTCGGCCCTGACCACCAGCGATACGCTGCAGGTCCTGCGCATTCCTGCGGGTTCGGTTGTCCTGTCGGCTGGTTTCACCGTGACCTCGGTGGAGTCGACCAACACGACCGGAACCATCGGTCTGGCAGACGGTTCTGTGACGTATGCAACCGGTATCGCTATCAACGCGACCGGTACCAGCGCCGCAAACCTTGCGAACCCCACCGTGTACAGCGCGGCGGATACGCTCGACATCTCGTTTGCCACCGCCATGCCGACTGACCTCGTGGTCAAGGCATGGGTCGTCATGGCCGACGTGAGCTAATGGTAGGGGCTTCGGCCCCTACCTCCACCCAAGGAGGAACTCATGTCGAAATACGATGGTGTAACCCACTCCCGGCTGAAGGCGATCAACCTCGAAGCCGACACCGCGACGGTGACGCAACTCAATCTGGCCACGAACGTGCTGAATGTGCGTAAGCGGTTCACGATTGCTGAGGTCAACGCAGGGGCGACGCTCGTTGCTGCTGTGACTGGCAAGAGCATCCGCATGGTGAACTGCAAGGCCATCGCCGTTGGCGGTGCTGCTGCCGCAGTTACGACCGTGGATGTTCTCGGCACTGCAACTACCGGGCGCAAGCTGGTTGCTTTTGCTCAGGCCAATCTGACGCAGAGCACGGTGCTGACCGCCGGCGGTACGGGCGCTGCAGTCCTTGCGGATGGTGCATCCTATACGGCGAATGATGCCGGTACGGGTGTGACTGTCGGTAAGACCGGTAGCGCGGTCACGACCGCTACGCACATCGACGTGATCTTCGATTACGTCCTTGAGTAATAGGGGGGCCCTTCGGGGCCTCTCTACCCCATTGAGGAGCGGACAAGATGGCCACGAACTTTACGGGCAGCCAGATCAAGGATACCTACTCCCAGCTTCTGCACGTGGACGGCGGTCCCGAGGCGACTGAGAAGACGCTCTACAGTGGTGTCGGCGTGGCTACGGCTCTGAAGGTCGGGACCGGTTCCGCCTCGGTGGATAACGTCCGCATCGACGGCAACACGATCAGCACGCTCGACACCAACGGGAATCTCGTCCTGAGCCCCAACGGGACTGGCTCGGTCAGCGCGGCCAAGGTCGCCATCACCGGGGGTACTATCACCGGGATCAGCGACCTCGCCGTCGCTGATGGCGGCACCGGGGCGTCAGACGCCGCTGGGGCGCGGTCTAACCTTGGGTTGGGTACCATCGCTACCCAGAACTCGAACAACGTCTCCATCACCGGGGGGTCGATCACGGG